TTACATACGCTAAGATGCAGAATGTCTCAGCAACCAATAGGATACTCGGAAGAGATTCGGCACTTGCTGGGGATGTAGAGGAAATCACCCCTGCAAACGTAAGGACTATGATTAATGTAGAGGATGGGTCAACTGCCGACCAAAGTGGTGCTGAGATTAAAACTGCCTATGAAGCAGAATCAAATGCTTATACTGATACTAAAGATACAAAACTTTCTGGGATAGAAGCAAGTGCAGATGTGACAGACTCAACTAATGTAAATAGTGCGGGTGCTGTAATGGAGAGCGATGTATCAGGCACACCTGCTGGAAGTATAATAGATGATGATTCAATGGCAACTGCATCTAATACTAAATTGGCTACATCAGAATCAATAAAAGCATACGTTGATTCAGTCGCCCAAGGGTTGAATGTTAAAAGTTCGTGTGCGGTTGCGACTACAGCAAATATTACATTATCAGGTGAACAGGCAATAGATGGCGTTACAACTTCAGCTTCAAGGATTCTCGTTAAAGACCAATCTACCGCTTCACAGAACGGTATCTATCAAACCGCTGCAGGTGCTTGGAGTAGAACAACAGATTTTGATGACCCACAGGAAGTGGCGAGTAGCTTTGTATTCATATCTGGGGGGACTGCTGGTGCAGATACAGGTTGGGTTTGTACTAACGAGCCTGAATCAGTTACAGTAGGAACTGATGGCATTACATTCTCTCAATTCTCTGATGCAGGACATATTACCGCTGGAACTGGACTAACTAAGTCTGGTAATTCAATAAACATAAACGCTGCTCAATCTACCATTACATCTATTGGTACTCTTAGTGGTGCGACTCCTTTAGTATTTGAAGGTGGTACACCTAATGATTTTGAGACAAGTATAAGCGTAACAGACCCAACAGCAGACAGAACTTGGACAATACCAGATGCTTCAGATACTTTCGTAGGTAAGGCAACTACAGATACTTTAACTAACAAGTCAATAGATTTAGGAACTAATACACTCACGGGGTCTTTAGCAGAATTTAACACAGCATTACAGAGTGAAAGTTTTGTCTCACTAACTGGGACAGAGACTCTAACAAATAAAACTTTAACAAGCCCTAAAATTAATGAAGATGTCGCAGTTACCTCTACCGCAAGTGAATTAAACATCATGGATGGCGTAACGGCTACAACTGCTGAATTAAACATACTGGACGGCAGTGCAACAACACAAGCCACTGTTACATTGGCAGGGACTGACGGTGTTGTAATATCCGATGGCGATACAATGACGCAGGCTTTGGTATCAGATTTTGATACTTATATTATTGGTGGACTATCTAACGATGAGATTAGTGGAGATAAAATAGACGGCGGTACAATCTCCAATTTCGCCTCCACAGGCATAGACGATAATGCTTCGAGTACAATACTGGTACTTGATAATAACTCCCGAATCAGCCTATCGAATAATGATAGTGGTACTTCAAATACACTATTTGGTAAAAACGCAGGTGACGCTCTTGCCAGTGGTGGGAATCAAAATGTGCTTCTTGGCGAAGGAGCTGGAACTGCTTTAACTACTGGAGATAATAATACAGTTATAGGTTATTTGGCTTTTGACGCTGCTGCTGATGACGAGACAAGTAATGTAGCAATTGGAGTAAATGCTATGGGGGCAGCTGACCAAGGTTCTCATCCTAATGCGGATGTAGACCAAAATGTGTGTATTGGTGTCAATGCTGGATTTGGCGGTGATTTTGGTTCATCCGATTTAAATTTTGTAGATAATGTAGCGATTGGATATAACTCTATGGATGGAACTGGGGCTATAGGTGGAATAAGAAATGTTTTTGTTGGGTCTGAGACTGGTGGAGGAAGTTGGGCTACTGCTTCATCTAATTATAATGTTGGTATTGGACATAACACTATGGATGCTGCGATGAATGGAGCTGAGAACAATACTGGCGTTGGATATGCGACTTTAAGTGGATTGACTGAAGGAGATAATAATGTTGCTATAGGAAAGGCTGCTGGAAATGATATTTCAACTGGTTCTGACAATGTAATGATAGGATTTGATGCTGGCGATAAAACAACTGATGTTGATAAAGCTATAATAATTGGTTCTGGAGCTGGTGGGGCTGTTATGACAAGTGCCGCTGATGGTACAGTAGCAGTCGGGGCATCTGCACTTCAAGCCCTCACAAGTGGTGGTGGGAACGTGGCTATTGGTTACCAAGCTCTGGATACTGTTACTACTGGCAGTCATAATGTGGCAATTGGGTATACTGCTTTAGCGAACATGGCTGGGAGTGCTTCGCATAATACTGCTGTTGGTAGAGATGCATTATTAAATATGAGTAAGGCTGACGATGGTAATAATACGGCACTTGGAAGTGAAGCTGGTAATGTAATTACAGGTGGTTACAAAAATACTATTATTGGAGCAGCTTCAGACCCCGGTGCTGCAGATGCAATTAATCAAACTGCTATCGGATATGGTGTTACAGCAGTAGATACAGATAATACAGTAACAATTGGTAATGCTGATGTTAACGCTATCTTTGCGGCATCGGATATGGGAGCTTCGATTTATTGTAAAGCTGTTAATTTCTCAACGACTCAACCTGCTGCTGATGGCACTGTAACAGTGGAAAGTGAAGAATTAGACCATTATGAGGAAGGTTATATCACAGAAACAATCACCTGTGAAGGTTCAGGTGGATATAATTTAAATGGTTCTCTTAACACGCTTGCATATACAAAGATAGGGCGGGTAGTCCATATACAGGGAAGCATCCAAGTAGACAGTGAAAATTCTCCAAGTGGGATTTTACAAATTGATTTACCGTTTACATCCGCATCATTGACGGAAAACTCTGATATACTATTTGTTCCAGGTTTTCAATTAAGGAATCATGGAGACGCAGGTCTTGAAAATTGTGTATTGGAAATCCTCGCCAGTGCATCCAAGGCAGCGTTCCATAATTTTACAGATGCAGGGACAAAAGAAGGTATTAGTGAATCACGGGTAGATACGGCTTTCGATATGTATTTTAGTTTCTCATATATAGCTGCGTAAAATTTTTAATTGGATAATTAAATGGAACGAATAACAATAGGAGTCAAAAATGGCTTTAACAAAAGAAGTAAAAGTGGATAAAATAGAAGTTGTGGGCGACTACAAGGCAGTACAATGCAGGGAAGCAACGATAGTAAGTGAAGATGGTGTAGAACTTACACGCTCATTCCATCGTCATGTACTTCACCCCGATTCAGATATTAGTGGTGAACCACAGGAAACTCAAGATGTCTGCAATGCAGTATGGACTGATGCAGTTACAGAATCATGGTTTTTATTTCAGCACAAATATCCAAGTGGTGACCCATCTACAGATTGGGAACTTGCTCAATTACAGAAGTATTGCGATGATAAGGATATTGAACATTATCCTGTAGCAATAGAAGCTGTGGAAGCAGTAGAAGCAGTCGCAGGTGTAGACGCTGTAGAAGAAGTATTGTGGGCTGAAGGTGATGAGTTACCTGAAGGCGTAGAAGTTGGTGATGTAAAAGTAGCAGCTGTTGATGCAGTAGAAGCTGTTGAAGCGGTTGAAGCTGTTGAAGCAAAAGCAAAAGATACAAAGGCAAGTCTATTATCTGCGATTGCAGCTAACGCATAATGCACTTTAGTGAGTAAAATACTACTCGCATGAGTAAAATACTACGCACAAATAGTAGCCCATCGGTAAAAATTGACCTGAAATGGGTAATCATACTTATCATTCTAAAGTTGGGCGAGCCTGATTTACTTGATGCAATAATTAAATGGATAGAAAAATAGTTTAAATATGTTTAAAAAAGACAACAATAGCTTGACCGATTATAATAACCAATATGCTATATATTGTGCATATAGAATCGCATTAACAGCTAATATACGAGCCAGTAATGCTTAAAACTGGCAAATATACTATGTTAACACTATTGTTAACTATGTGTTCCCATGATAAAGACGGTTCATAACGTGTTATTGGTTGTACTTGCAATCTTAATTATGGTCATTGTAGGGCAAAATGCACCTTTATTTGCCCTCGTCGAAGGAACAGGTGTAAATGTTGCCCTTATTGTATGTGCCTTGATTGTCGGATTAAAAATACAAATGAGGATGAAATGAACGGTAAGGGTGATAAGAGAAGACCGATGGATATTACCCATAAAGAATTTACGAAGAAATGGAATGAAGTCTTCGGGAAGAAAAGGAATAAGAAGAAATGAACTTAGAGATAATAATTTTAAATTCCAAGATGGCGAAGATGGAAACGGAAAAGGTAGAAAATTTAGAAGAAGAAAACAAAAGCCTGTTACAAAGAATGGGCTTAAAGAAACCATAAACAACGGAGTCAAAAATGGCAAAAGAAAAAAAGAAAGCCGAAGAACCCACAGTCAGCATCGACGGTATTGAGTACAAGGTGTCTGATTTAACGGAAGAACAAATCATGTTTGTTAACCATGTAGCGGATTTAGACCGCAAACTTACAAGCTCACAATTTAATCTACAGCAGTTAGCTGGCGGTAAAGATTACTTTATGGCACGATTGAAAGAGTCTCTTGCGGGTTAAGTGGACATCCACGATAAACAAGGCTGGTACGTCGTATCAGCCTGAGACCCCAAGTGTTATTAAGAGGGATTTACTGGAAAGAGAAGTGAAGCCCCTGAAGGCACGTTACAGGGTCTCTAAGGGGGTAAAATACGATGTTACTCCAGAAGTGATAGGTAAGCCAGCAAAAATCAAAGAAGAGGTTATACGGGAAGGTACGCCCTATGAGGGGCAAGTACCTGATTCCTTTGAAAGAATTGAATTTGATGCCGATGTGTCTGAATTACAGGATTATGGAGATGTTAAGTATTATAGATCAGAATATGGTAAAATAAGGGTATCAAAAAATGCAGAATATTACTAACGGTAAGGGCGACAAGCAAAGACCAATGAATATTCCTATAAAGGAATTTATTAAGAAGTGGGATAAAATATTTAAGGGGAAGAAAAATGACTCCTGAAGCATGGATGGAAATAGGTGCTACTGGGGTTGTTGCTGTATTGTTGGTGATGATGTTTAAATATTTAACCAAAGATTTAAGCGGAGAACTATTAAAACAGTATGATATAATCATAAAATTGATTGATAAGATAAATGAGCTGAAAAGCACAATAGATTCAAAGTGGAAAGCATGAATAAAGCACAAGTAGACGATTGGAGAAATGGCGTGGAATCAAGATTGGAAGAACTGACAATAATGAATGCTAAACAAAATAGTGACATTCACTACATCAAAGACTCAGTTGATGAGATAAAAAATTTAGTGAAAGAACAAAATGGGCGAGTTAGAGTAAATGAATCAGCTATCGCAAGGATACAGGGAGTAGGTGGAATTATTGCCATTGCGTTCTCTGGATTTATTGGATGGCTATTTAAATTAAAAGGATAAATGATGGAATTTATAATAGAAAATTGGGAGTATATGGTTATCGTGGTCTTAGCTGTGGATAAAGCTGTTGCTCTATCCCCATCTGAGTGGGATGATTTAATTTGGACTTCGGTAAAAAAAGCAATATATAAAGTAGCAGGGAAATAGTATGCTCAAAAGAATGATAGGAAGATTGGTCAAAAAACACGGAATGAAGGGTCTATTGATTATGGTTGGTGATTGGGCTGTTAAGCAATCCAAGAAAAAATCTGATGATGAGGCTTGGGAAATGATTGTAAAGCCATTTATAGAAGATAATTTTTGATGCCGAGATTTGGTAGCCGTTCCCGTAGGAGACTGAAGGGTGTAGATACAAAACTTGTTAATGTCCTCAATGAAACTATTAAACTTATGGATATTACAGTCATTGAAGGTGTTCGCTCTAAAAAAAGACAGGCAGAACTTCTTAAAAAGGGGGCAACGAAGGTTAAGTATTCAAAGCACATGGAAGGCAAAGCTGTGGATGTAGCCCCATATCCAATACAATGGGATGATAGAGAGAGATTCCATTATATGGGTGGTATAGTTAGAGGAGTGGCAAGCCAAATGGGGATAAAAGTCCGTTGGGGCGGGGACTGGGATAGTGATGGCGAAATTAAAGATAACAACTTCGATGATTTAGTCCACATAGAACTTGTATAAGAAGATATTCAATAGTAATTTAAAGCAAAGAGAAATTAAATGGCATACGCAACAAATAGAGATTTAAAAGATGTTTTCCCAGACATCGACTCGTTTGACACTAAAACATCACTATATGGGTGGGTGGTACATTCAGGTTCAAGATATAAAGCAGAAAACTGTGGTTTAGTGACTCAACTATTTGTCAGTGGTGAGAATCTTGGCACTGCTCAGTCAGATTCTTCCAGTGTAACAACCAATGGTCAATGGTATTATACAGATGATGTATGTTATTATTACAATGATGCCTCAAACCCAAATGATTTACTTATGGAATCAGGTGAAGATTGGGGGGATGTTAGAGCAAGGTATCTTTCAAACGCATCCAAGTATCTTGATTCGATGCTTGATTCGATGTTACCGAGGGAACAATTTAAAGACCAAGATGGCAATTATGACTACATCATAGTGAGGACAACCTCATTACTTGCTTGTAGCTTTTTGATTCGTGCTTCCGACCCCACCTCTGAGATAGCTGATGCTTTATGGGGAGAAGCTGACAAGAATATTGCTTCATTGAATGAAGGGAATACGAAACTATCTTGGCAAACAACTGGCGATGCCTCAATGGGGGTTATTCGTGAGGGGTCTGTATCTGGTTCCTTGAGGATAGTGGACACAAAAGGTTTATATGCAGGAGTATATGATAAAATAGGTGTGAAGATAACCACTGCTGGTATCATGGGGACTGCTGTTTATTCTTACTGGGCGGGTGATTCAACCAATCTCGGGGCAGAGAGAATGAATAATGGGGATTCATCTACCTTTAGTGATACAGTAAATGGTACATACCAACCAGTAGGAAGCGGGCTGTATGTAAGATTTGCAGGAGATACTGGGGATAGTGCCACATTAAATGACTATTGGGAGATAGAAGTGATTGGTAAATCCGAGACAGTAGATTTGGGATACCCACGAAGCGTTAGTATGACCAGAAGATGATTACATTTGTAAACATCTGGGAGACAAAGATTTTAGATACCATACGAACTTTTTTAAATAATGAGTTCGCTGGTACAATCCCTATCTATACAGGGGATTTTAAAGATATGGGAAGCCAATCTATCAGATTGCAACCAATAGGTAGCACTTCTGTTGATAGAATGGCGAGTGCAGAATTAAGGGAGTATATACTTGATGTATCATACACCTTTAAAGAGAAGAGTGTTAAGAAAGATACTTGGGAACACATAATGAGACAAGTATCCCACATAGAGGCATTGTTCTTTAGTAATATGAATAACACATTCTTTGATGGTGTGTTACAGGACAGTCGAATAAACGATAGGACAGAAGAAGAAGCGGGTGTCGATGGACTGAATGTTATTAGATGGGAATGGCGTGGTAAATATTTAGGTAATATAACATAGGAAAGTAATAAGGATTACTATGAAAATAAAAAACAAAGGTTCAAAGTTGCCAAATTGTTGGAAGTCCTGCGGGGCTTCTTTTGAAGATTGGCAAGAACTACAATCGGGAAAAGAGATAGAGGTCTCTTCAGTCCCAGAAGCAATAAAACATTTGGTTGAAGTTATGAAATCTCCATCCAAAGGAAAAGAAGGAGATAAATAATGGCTACAGTAGCACACGCATTTTCACCAAAAGAGTGGAAAGTAGGAATTGTATCAGATGCAATTAACGCAGGGGCAACTGGTATCGGGTCAACCATGTATCAATTAGATGTGGATTCAATCGGATTCCCATCATTAAATGTAAACCAAAAGTTAGATGTACGGAGTGGGGCAGGAAGAACATTCAAAGATGAAGACTTTTTCCAAGATAACATCATGAGGGCAGTTGAAATATCCCTTTCTGGCACACTTCATAATGATGCAGGACATAAATTACTTGCACAGAACATTTGCAACGATGCCTCAGGTGACATTGCAGTAGCAACTGGTTCTAATACTGAGTTAAGTCAAAAGTATGGGGCTGCTGTGCTTAATGCAGCTTCCTCCCTGACTGTTGTTATGCAACCGTCAGATACTACCAACCAACAGGGACTTGAGTTCTTTGGTTGTGTGGTAACGGCTTTCTCAATCACAGCAGAAGGTAGTGCCGATGGTGGTCAATACAAATGGTCAGCAACATTGCAGACTGGTAAGAAACCAGATTTAGCATCAACAGCTTCGCCAACTATAACGGCATACGCCAATACAACTATACCATTACTATCCAGCTCATCTGGGCATAAGGTATTTAATGTCGATGTTATACTTTCATCTTTCACGGCATCAATCGAAAGCCCCGCAGTATTCACTGGTGTGGCTTCAGATGGTTATCAAGTAGTTAGTCGTGGAGCAGAAATCAGTGTGACAGCAGATGCACAAGTTAAATATGATGGCAATACGAAGGGTTTTATCAATAGCTTCGATGTGCAGACAGGAACAACATTAGCTACTCAAATAAGTTCTGGAAATATGCTTGTTATTACAAACAATGACGCCTTTGGTGTGGATATGCAGAATGGCGTTTTCACAAATGTAGCCCTCGCAGAAGGTGATTTAATGATGCTTGATTGCTCGATTAAATCAGTTGACGATGGAACAGATGCCTTAGTAACCTTTGATGTGAGTGCTTAATGAAGGACTTTAAAGTTAAAGATCAATCTGTGAAGATCAAGGAGATGTCAGTAGATGATATTGACTTCTGTAATGATGTGCCACAGATGCGGTATGAAGGCGATCAAGTTGTTGCTATCACTAACTTGTCTAAGGCAAGGACATCATGGATTCGTAGAGGTGTTGAAGGGGCTGATGATAAATTCATCAAGTCTCTCTCTGAGGATGAAAAAAATGAGTTATCTCTGGCAGTCCAAGAATACCAACGCTTGGGGGAATAGACTCCCTTACATTAGAAGCGAACTTTCTCATAGAGGAACAATGTGAGGGGTGTAGGTTCCATACTTACCCCTATGAGGCTCAAATACCCGTCTTAATCGACGGAAAGTACCCTATGCGTACATTGACCTCAGATAAAGATGTTCATGAGGTTATTGACCTCATTATTGAGGAAACCAAGGAAGTCAATTTAAAGGGTGGCAGTTTCAATATCGGAGAATCGGTAATGGCACAGCTACCCTTTTTCGCTTGTAATAATATCTTACTCGACAGAGAATCACAAAAGGACATAGCAAGATTTGTATACTCAAGGGATTTTCATATCTCACCGTATGAAGGAAGCTACGGAGAGCAACCTGCCAAATGGGTGGCTAAAGCATTCCTATTAAAAAGTCTATTAGAAAGACAGAAATCGAAAGCAATGAAAAATGGCACTACCTAATACAATAGAAATAAAATTTGAAGCCAAGGGCGATAAAGTCCTAGTCCAAACCATCAAAAGCTTGGATAAAGCAACAAAATCCCTTATCAAAGCACAGTCTAAACTTGCTGGTGAGGGTAAAAAGCAAGTACAATCCCACAATAAGAATAAAAGTGCAATAACAAGAGTAAATACAGAATTAGCACTCCAAGGCTCTAATTGGAAGAAGGCAGGAATTAGTGCCAAATTATACACAAGTGCAGTAAAGGGCAATTCACTTGCATTAGCTAAAGTCAGAATTGCAACAAAGAAACATATTGCTGATTTAACAAGACAGAAAAAAGGTCTACTTGATACAGCTCACTCTACTCGTATCCTCGGTGGTTCTTTAGCTGTACTAAGGTCTAAGTTATTAATAGCATCATTTGCATTTGCTATGGTTGGTGCTACAGTTGGGAAATTAGTTAAGGCATACGCAAAACAAGAGAAGGCAGAGAAAAAACTTGCACAGGCATTAAAATCCACAGGTCATTCTGCTGGCATAACACATAAAGAATTGCTACTGATGGCATCGGGATTACAAGCAGTGACAACCCATGGGGATGAGGCGATAATAGAAGCTCAGTCATTAATGCTTACATTCACAAACATCAACAAGGAGGTTTTCCCTCAAGCTCTCGAATCTATTTTGAATGTATCTGATGCAATGGGTCAAGATTTAAAACAGTCTACTATACAAATTGGTAAAGCTCTTAATGACCCGATACAAGGTATGTCTGCCCTTAGACGAATTGGTATACAACTCTCTGAGACTCAAAAAAATCAAGTTAAGAATTTTATGGCTGTCAATGATGTGGCATCTGCACAAAAGATTATAATTAAGGAATTAGATACCCAATTTGGTGGGATGGCGAGGGCTGTACGACTTACATTAGCTGGTAGTCTGATTGCTTTATCCAATTCATTTGGCGATTTGATGGAAAAAATGGGTGAAAAACTTGCCCCATTTATAACAGCTCTTGCTGGTTCTCTTGAGTCTATCACGACCATTATGCAGAGTGAGGGCGAAAGACAATTAGCATTTTTAACGAAGATTGGGGCGAGTGAGGATACAATACGTCTGGCACGAATAAGACTATTGAAGGAAGAAGCACAAGTAAGAATTGATGCTATATCTGGTATAGATATTGATCTAAGTAAAACAAAACAACTGACATCGGTATATCTTGATAACGAGCAACAGTTAGCGTTTTTGCGTGATGAGTTAGGTAAGAAAAAGGAAGCACTTTCTGAAAACTCGAGAGCATTACTATTAGCCACAAAGGACTCAGAAGGATTTAATGATGCAATAGCATTAGCTAATAGTACCACTGAGAAAGCCACACTTATGAGTGGTAAGCATGGCTTCGCAATAGCGGAACACGCCACAAAGGTAGTGGGGGCTAATACAGCTATCGCTTTAAGTGTGATTGAAGGTCAAAAAGACGTAGAGATGACACAGGAAAGAATAGATGCACAGATAGCTTTAAATCAGGCTCTTGCTGATTATATAAGGTCTCTCAGGCTACTACCACCATTGGTTGCTACGACTACTGAGGCGTTGAAAGCCCAAATTAAAGTTGCAGATATAGCCAAATTCGCCATGAGTGCATTAGGTGATGCACTTGTCCCCGATGCTAATGTTGGTGAAGCGTTTAAAAAATTCATAATCAGTTATTTGAATCTCATACAGGGAGTAATAATAGCCTCTGGTGAGATGTCCGAAGCGATAGCATGGGCTTTTACCCCGATGGGCATGGTAAAATCTGCACTTGCTTTGGTTGCATTAGAGGTTGCAAAGGCTGGGGTGAGGAATGTAAAATTTGCCGAACATGGATTTGATGGTTTTGTCGATAAACCAACTCTATTTATGACTGGAGAAGGCAATAAGAGAGAACACGTCTCAATAACTCCATTAGAATCTCAAAATATTAATGGGGCAAAGGGTTCTACAACCAACGTCTACATACAAGGTGGTATTGTCCAAGAGGATTATGTTACCAATGAACTCCTACCTGCAATTAATAAAGCGAGAGCATTAGCTTAGTGTTAGCCTTCGACTCCAGTTTAAGCGATGCTCTTGAGACTCATTCTACAGAATCATTCTGGGTACTGAAGTTATATTATAACGATGATACCTCAGATTCTAACTTCATTGGGGTATCAGACCAAGACCGAGTAGACGGTACTGATACATACTATGGGGTTGTGTCAAGTTGGGGTGGATTAAGCCATTCATTAGACTTCTTTAACTTCACCACTTCTTTAATGAATATGTCTGTAAAATTAATCAATACAGATAATACAATAGAAGGTGGTAGATTCTCTGATCTGCTCTCAACAAATAATTTTGCCAATCGTAAGTGGGAATTATTCCAGAATACTGGTAGGGCTGGTACTTATGATGAACCCGTAAGAATGATAGGCACAGGTATTATATCTGGTGATTTTTCTTATGGTGTAAAGAGTATCTCATTGAAGTTATTAGATTATACCTCTAAATATAATAAGCAACTACCCACAGCATTTATACAAAATACCGCATCTGGTGATGCCCATTATTACCCAAATGCACCTGAAAAGAATATTGGAAAACCAATACCCATGGCGTATGGTGATTTCTATGAGAAAACAGATGTGGGGACTATAGACACACTCTTTGATCCAGCTTTCTTAAAGTCAAGATTTCCCGCCATCATTACCAACACTATGAATGAGACTGATGGTTATGTATATGCCAATCCAGATACAGATACATTACATACATTAGATAATGAGTATTTCTTTATATATAATGATGGGCATTACTCTAAATGTAGCTCAACAAACACTGCATTAAGTAATCCACAACTAAAATATAAAGGGACAACTTGGTATGCCTATATCCCTATGAACTCAGATTCCGCAAATCTAACAGATGGTAATTTTGGCACATCAACCAATATAGAAGCAACTTTAGGCAGTGTTAGTGAGGAAATTTCTATAGGAGAAGTCTCTAACCTTGGGGTTGTGAGTAGTGTGGATGTTATATTGGACTATGGCACATCCGACATAGGAAGTGCAGATGATTTTACCATATTCAATACGACTGCTTACACGGGCAGTTCACCAAGCAAGACACCCAAAACAACCGTACAGATACAGTCTGGTGATGGATGGGATTTTGCACAGAAGGGGGTTGCGTTTCTTGAGGATGGTGCGGGGGTATCTAATGTTACGATTAATGAGATGATGGTTAGGGTTACATTTGCACCGTCAAAAACATTAACAAAGCAATTCTCATTCCTGCATGAATCATCAGAATTAACACAGAATGTACGAGAGGGATTCGATGACGATAGAGATAATCTTGAGAATATTATTATTAGGACACAGACGGCAGATAGCACATTCCCAGCAGAGATAGATTATATTTATTGTAGCGGGAAAGGAAGAAAGTATGGTGCTTGGATAGAAGCGAGCCGTTCTGTTGGATATATCGAAGATGCCCTGATTGAGAACCCAGTATTTATCATTGAGAGTCTCATGAGAGACGAGTTAAGTTTGACATCGTCTGAAATAGATATAACATCATTCAATACCTCTGGTCATAGCTCAACAGGTGATATTAAAAATATATTTAGTGAGGATAATGTGGATGATATTAAATTTGCATTTTCTCAGAGTAAATTTATTAATTCAAAAGATTTAATTAATCGTATATGTAAGCAATCATTTAGTTGGGTATTTATTTCTGGTGATGGAAAATATAAAATAAAAACCTTGGAAGCCAGCGGTTGGAGTGCCAATAAAACAATAGACTTCAATGATTGTAATTTAAAATCCATCTCAAGGACTTCTTTAGGTGGCGTTAGAAATGATATAACAATAAATTACAATAAAGACTATGGGCAAGACCAATTCCTATCAAGTGTGAACCCAACAGCAGACTCCGTATCAACTCTGAAGACCGTGGCTGGATACAACCAAACCCTCAAGATGAAGATGGATTCAGATATACTTGATACTACAACTGCCACTAAACTGGCTGAAGCATACATGGCGGTATTCAAAGACCGTAAAATCATAATAGATTTTGATTGTGGCAGAGCAAAATATAATGATCTGGAGATAGGGGATATAATCAAATTCTCTAATTGGGATAGTGCAATAAAATTATATGGGGTCACTTTAGTAGAGTCTGGTGGTTCTACAGATTATTTCATTATACAGAGTATTAGTAAAAAACCGAACGGAAGTTCAATTAAGGCAATAAAGGTTTCATAATGGCAAGAAGTTTTATTTACGACAATATAGGCTTCTCAGAAGCTACATTACAAGCAGGTTCTTTTGTGCAGACTGGTGATAGTTACGCTTTTACTGCAAATAGTGCATTAATTAGCAATTTAGATAGATTGCAAGACCAAAACATCTCAGTATCTCTTGGCGTGGGATGGGTTCGGTATGAGGTTGTTCAGGTAGACTTAGGTTCTCAGAAATCACCAGACACTATAGCCACATATCATCAAACAGTAGCGGAAAATAACCAACTATTAATATATGCTTCTGATTCAGCAACAAGTTGGGTAACTGACGACTATATTGCAACCACCAGTGGGACATTGCCTATTGACACATGGACTGTTGCCAGTATGCCTGTAACTAATAAACGGTATATCTATATGTATAATGGTACTAACGATAATTATGCAAACATATCAGAAATGATTATAGGAACTAAATATGACTTTGCGGTGAATCCAGAATTAAATGCAAAGACTGGGGAAGAATTTGGCACAGATATAATGACATCATATGGTGGGAATGAGTACGCCAATAAACGCCATGAACCTAAAACTACTTGGGATTGGAACTGGTCTCATATACTTTCTACACAGAAAACAGCATTAGAATCCCTCAACGCCTCAGTACAGGACTGGAAGAAGTTTATATACAGCGAGGATGCCACGACACACCATTATGTTAGGATGACCAAACCTGTTACTTTCACTGAGGTTGCCCCGTCCGTATATAGTGCAAATATGAGCCTGAGAGAGCAATTATCGTAAAGGCATACTTAGTATCCAATAGTAAATAAAAGTCCCGTATAGGGGGTGTTTTGAGCCTTATACGTGCCTCTATGGGTCTGGTATGACTACATTAAGCTCAGTCACCAAAAAGAGTCAGTTGCCCATCATTATATTTTTGAAAATTATGATTAAACACATTCATGTTAAAGTCAGGTTGCCCTATCTTTTCAAAACTTCCCTTACATACTCGTTTCTCAAAAACTAAATCCCCCTCTTTGGGGTTCTTGTTATTTAAATATTCTGGGTATTCATTTAGTATTTTCATTGCCTTTCGACTTAACGGGTAAATATATCTAAACATTAAACCATTAATCTTATCTATGTTTTTATGCTCACAGAAATCGTGTGTCAGCCAGAACACCTTCTTCTTATTTGCGTAAATAGCATTTTCAATACATAACTGTTTAGCACTTCTTGGGTGTATTTTTTCGCCAGAATTATTGTCAAAATATACAGATGTTTTAAAGTTTCCGATGTATTTAAAATTACTCGCTTGATAAACATACCCACATTTGCCCATGATACCATCAGCTAAAGTGTATAAAAACAATGTATCAGTATTCTTCTTAACCCACTTTACCAAAATAGACATTATTCTACTGCCATAATTACTATTATTCACTTCTGGTAAAAAACACATCTTACCAATTTCGTAGTAATCAAAACTTTTCAATTTATGTTTATAAAATAGTTTAGTTATAGTTTGTAGCGGTTGTGTCCCCCATCCTAAGGTAATAACGCCTATTAAATTGTTGTTTTCAAAAACACCTATATATTCTTTTGTAAGCCGTGGTAATATTTTGCTATAATGGTGCTTATGTATAAAAGATATAGCCTTATATTTGTTTATTCTTAATATTCTCACTTATGGTGGATCTTTTATGACCACATTCAGCTCAATAGCACTCCACCGCACCAATTCTTCAATAAAATTACTAAATTCCTTACGTTCAAGAGATTTTGTTGATTCTATATTAAAGTGATTCTTTATAGTCATGTGCATTTCTTGTTTAGTATATCCGAGTTCTTCACTTAATATGTTAATTATATTCCAATAGTAATTATTCTGTTGTCCCGATCTTACCCCAACCTGACTTAGTGTGAAATAATATTCCCCATCCTCTACTTCAACAGTAGGGGTTATTATTATACCATTCTCTACTCGGCAGTGCAGTCTGGACATATACCCATCTTCCACAAAGGTTCATCTGCTGAGAACCATAACTTACCTTCAAATATTTCCCATTTACACTCACAAACAGGACACCAACTCAAGTCTTGGTCTGCCCTTACTTCATCATATTTGTGGTTCTCTCTCTCCTTCTTCTCGATAACCTGATTGCCGAGGGCATCTATAACCCATTGGATAGAATCAGATTTTTTCCATTCTTTCTTCAATGATACCCCCTAATAGAAGTAAGTAGTTTCTGGCATCCTGTATCCTGCCCATAATAGGCTCTGAGGATGACTCTGTACCTGTGAGTACATAATTTCTTATAGAATCCATGTGTTTTAATAGATAAGTTAATGCAACTTGCTCAGATGATATGTTAATTCTATCTGCTATGCTCTTGAAATTCTTAAACTTATCCTCATCGCTAACCGTATACTCCTTGCCCTTATCAAGCATAATACGGTTTTCTTCTTCCTGCATGGACTTAGCCCATTTTATAAAGTCTTTTACTTTCATACCAACTCACACCACCCATTAGATAAGGCTATTTCCACATCTTCTTTTATCATTAATCGGATGGTTATTCCATCTTCAAGATTCACTCTCCAAAAGTTACACTTGCTAACCAATGGCTTTACCATAACGCCTTCTTCTAACATCGTTTGTGTTCTCATCTGACACCCCCTTTTACTGTTGCTATAACAACATTGCCATATTGTACATAAATTTCATATTCTAAATGATATTGTGGGATTGTTTTGGTTCTCATAGTTTTTAATATGACATCCATTCCTAAATCATCATAGTCTTTTAACTCTTTTATTAAGTCATTTACTTGCATTCTTACGTTCCCTTCGTTTCTTGGCTTTCCACTCAGCAATCTCTTTTCTCTTGATTACCTTCAATTTTTTTCTCTGTTTTGCTTTGCGATTAGGCATAATAAAAAATCAATCTACTTATCTAAATTTTTATGGGGAATGCCAACCACGACATTACACTCATATACAACCTGATTCGTTCTCTACAACCACGTTATTAAGTATTATCCCCATAATTTTAATAATATCCACGCTGGTAAACTCATTATAACAAGGATTACCTGCATTAGCCATATAAATCCAATTACTTTAAGTGCTTTTATCATAAATCCTCTCGACTCTAACCTTTTTTTCTTTCAATGGGCATTTTTTCATAAGTTCTATACGATTTTCCCCAGTTTTGAACCCACAATATATACCCGATGCGAATGGACATATTTTGCTCTTTAAGGTGCAATATCCAAACACATATCATCCATACATGGTTCACATATATACACATCACCGCAATGGGTACACTCCCCTTCGTCTACAGTATCAACCAACCTATTAACAATATTACTAATATCTGCCATTTTCACCAAAAGTTCAGCTTTGGTCAGGGGTAGTAATTCCATTTCGGTGTGTCCCCAGATTGACATAAGACCATCTCTAACTTTATTTTTCATAACATCCTCCCAAGTAAAGATTCAACATCCCCGTCTTTGTACTTCATTATTAAATTCTTTCTCCCTTTTAATTCATCATACCATTCCTGTCCACGCTTCTCTATTGCCCATTCCACAAATTCAGCGGGTGTTTTATGGGCAGAGAACTTGGATGAAAACACATGGCATCCGACACATAGACAAAATCCATTATCTACATCCCACCTGACTGACCTGACTGACCGTGAATAGAAATGATGAGCATTTAAGGGAGATGTTTTATGACACTTCTCACACATCCCATATTCACGGACTTTGCTACTCCACGCTAAGTCGAGTTTCTTAGTCAGGCTCTTCTTCAAAAGGGTAGGTCTTCCTTCTTCTCAGGTATTTTCTTGCCATCAAGAACATTCAATAGGCTTTCCATACGGTCTTTAACTTCACCGTAGTTCAATTCCTCGCAAACTCCCATAGATTGCACGGCAAGTTTCAGACATACCTGACGATGTATATCTTTAGTCCTGTCGTCTGTGGTTGTAGCTTTATAAGAGCCACTTACACTTGGGGGTGGTGGTGTGTTTCTGATTGGCGTACCTTCTTCTGGTATGACATTCCAGCCAAACTTACCTGCTTCGTATTCTTCTTTTCGGATATTGATAGAATCACCCTTGGTAAAGTTCCGCAACTTTTCATGCAGGGCATCTGTGGCAAATAATCCAGTCTCTTCACCACCATGCTCAAAGGCATACAAGTGGTACATACCATAACTATTTGTTCCTTCGATTGGTGTATCGTAAAGAAATTTAACCACATTATCCGTATTGGCTTTTATTTTTAAGGTATTTCTTTCCATTTATTCTCCTGTTACTTGTTTAATAAATTCTGGTGTCATAAGGCTTTTAGAGGAAGTTTTATCTTCCATTGCGAACCCGCTAAGATAGGCATCCCTATTTTTATACTTATCAAGATAATATTTGATTCCATCCACCGCATCATCGTATTCATTTCTTGGGAAAGACATGGAGCCTTCAGAATACTCGTCGAATCCATCCCACGATATTGTGAACCAATATAACCCAGAATCACCCTTATACATCTTTTTTCTCGATTGTACAAGAGTGTCTTTCGAGGAATCTAAAGAGATGTTCTTTTATCCAATTTATTTCTTCTTTTGACATTTCTTTTGGGAATCCTATCTTGTAAGAGCCTGTTATTTCTTCTTTATCCACACCTAATATTACCATATATTAATCTAAGAACCAAGAGTTATCTTGGCAATGGTCTCATTAGTTTT